ATTAGGAAAACAATATACACATAGATATGGTAAAATACATAAGTCATCTAATATTATAAATGCTTTTCATAATGGTAGATTACAAAATGTAGAAGATAGATTTCCCTCACAATATTTTACACCACCACCACAATGTATGCCTGATGAATATAAACACAAAGATTATATTACTGCATACAAACAATATTACATTGGTGAGAAAAAAAGATTCGCAAAATATACTGGAGTTGACACACCAGATTTTATGTGTTAAAGTAAATCATCTTGAAAAAAATAATAAATAAAATAAATGTATGGTCATTGTATTACCGAACAGAAATAGTTTGGTTTATCATTGGCTTTATCGTGGGAGCAATAATATTATGAAGATAAAAGAAATAGAAAAAAAGATAGGCACACTATCTAATCCCAGTAAAATGCCTGCGTTTGGTTGGGGCATATCTGCAAAGCATTGTAAGACTGGTAGTAAGTTAGCATTGATTGATGGTACTATATGTAACAAATGTTATGCATTAAAGAATAGATATATGTTTAAAAATGTATTTAATGCACACGAAGTTAGAAGAAAAGCAATAGAACTAAATGAGTGGGTAGATTATATGACAGAATTGTTGACCATAAAATACAAAAACCTAGATAAATCAAAGAGATATCACAGGTGGTTTGATGCAGGTGATATACAATCTTACTCACATCTAATGAAAATATTTGAAGTGTGTGAACTTACACCACAAATAAATCATTGGTTAGCTACTAGAGAATATCAATTTATTAAAGACATCAAAGAAGAAGATGTACCAAAGAATTTATGTTTGCGTGTGTCAGCAATCAAAGTAGATAGTCCACCACCTAATTTTTGGAAGTGGACATCTGGTGTACACAAAGATAAAAAAGCAATAGGTAGAGAATGTCCTGCTTACAAACAAGATGGTGAGTGTGGTAGTTGTCGTGCCTGTTGGAGTCGTAAAGTTAAACAAGTAAGTTATAAGGAGCATTAATGGTAGTAAGAAGTAATCACAATAGTCTGTTAAATTATTTTTTATATGATGAAAAAGATTTATCAAAGGCTTATGTAAAAAAATGTCAACAATTTATAGACAGTCTAGGTCATAAAAATAAACTAGAAGATTGTTTTAAAATGCAAAAACCAAATAAGGATAGCAAATGATAACATATAAATTTATAACACAAGATAAAGCAGAAGATATAAAAGCATTGAGTTTAAAAAAAGCAATGCGTTCATTTCAAACAAAAGCAGGTGATGCAAAAGAAGTTACTGTTGAATGGAAAAGTCGTAAAGGTAATATAAGTTTTCATTCTTATAAACTACCATATACATTTAGAAAAGAAAGAAAAGGAAGACTCTAGTGTTTGAATTTAAGCATCCAAACTATTATAAAAAAATAAAAAAAGAAAATCGCTTGACAAATAAAGAAAAGTATGATAGGGAAATAGACAATGAAAAAATACAAAGTAAGAATAACAGGACTGGGAATAGAAGCAACAGCAATAATACCATTCGAAATAGAACCAACAACAGAACAAGTAGAAAATAAAATTGCAGAATATTTAAATCATAATCTAATGAAGATTGATAAAGATGATTTTTATTCTGTTGATAGATACTCTATTACATACGAGGAATTACCTATTGAATTATAAACAACAATTAGCAGTTGTGCAAGGTTTGTTTGTACCACCAGATACAAACATCAGAATGGATTGTCCATTTTGTAATAATAAAAATACATTAGCAGTAGACACTACAGAAAATAAAATAAGTTGGTATTGCTTTCATGCGTCCTGTAAAGCACGAGGAAAAAAAGAAGGAGAAAAAGATATGCGTTATGTAGAAAAAGTATTTAATGGTAATAAACAATTACATATAGAAGATTCAGACTTTCCAATACCAGATAGTTTTCAATCTATATATTCAAATGATAAAGCTATGCGTTGGTTATCAAATAATAATTGTTGGGAGTCTTGGTCTTGGGGTAGAGCAGATTTTAAATATGATGTAAAGCAAAATAGAGTTGTGTTCCTAATAAAAAATAGAGTGTCACATAAAATAGTAGGTGCAGTAGGTAGAGCATTAAATAAAAATGATTTTCCTAAATGGTATATGTATGGTAATAAAGATGTGCCATTTAAATGTGGTGAATGTAATGACGCAGTAATTGTAGAAGATTGCCCATCAGCTTGTGCAGTATCAAATATATTAACTGGCATAGCTATTATGGGTACAAAATTAAAAGCATTACATAAAAGTCATTTGCAACCATATAAAAATTTATATATATGTTTGGATAGAGATGCTACAACAAAAGCATATGATATGGCAAAAGATTTAAGATCGTCTGGGTTTGAAAATATAATTGTTAAACCATTAGAAGATGACTTAAAATATTATAACACAGAACAGATAAGGGAGATATTTTATGATAGAAAAACAAATGATTAGGCTTATGCTTAATAAAAAATTTTATACACAATACAAAGGTGCATTATCTCCAACAGTATTTGCAGGAGATATAAGTTCTTTATATGAAACAATACAAAAGGCACACGAAAAATATGAGGAAGATATAAAGGTAGATGAGTTATACTCATTGCATACTGCTATATTTAATCCTGCATTAACTCGTGCTGCAAAAGAAAAGTTTAGTGAATTAGTAGAAGACATCAAGGAAGTACAAGAGCCAAGCAAAGAGATAGCAAAAGATATTATGCGTATACTATCTGATAGAGATTTGGCACAGAGAATAGCAGTAGAATCTACAGAAATATTTAATGGTAAAGATGCTAACTTTAATGAAATAGTTAGTATGATAGAAAAACATAAACAAAATGTTAATGAAGAAAAAGCACCTGCAGTTACAAAAAATGTAAACGAAGTTATAGATTTATTAAATGTAACAACTAAATGGAAATTTAATATACCAATACTAAAAGAAAATATAGGTGGTATTGGTGGTGGTAATCTTATGATTGCATTTGCTAGACCAGAAACAGGTAAGACAGCATTCTGGGTTAGTTTATGTGCAGGACCAAATGGTTTTGCTGAACAAGGTGCAAAGATACATGCGTTTATAAATGAAGAGCCTGCAATAAGAACACAGATGAGAGCCATATCTTGTTATACTGGTATGACTAGAGAAGAAATAATGCAAGAAGTAGATATTGCACAAAAATCTTGGAGTGAAATAAAAGATAATTTACATATGTTTGATACAGTTGATTGGTCAATAGAAGATGTAGATGCACATTGTGAAAAACATAAACCAGATATCATAGTAATAGACCAGCTAGATAAAATAAATGTTACTGGTACATATGCAAGAACAGATGAAAAATTAAGACAGATATACACAAGTGTAAGAGAGATAGCAAAGAGAAGAAACTGTGCAGTAATTGCAATATCACAAGCATCTGCTGATGCACACAATAGAAATAGTATTTCATTTGACCAAATGGAAAATTCTAAAACTGGTAAAGCTGCCGAAGCTGATTTAATTATTGGTATAGGTAGAAACTCTAACAGTGATTTAGAAAATAAAATAAGAACATTATGTATAAGTAAAAATAAAATAAATGGTTATCATGGCGAACCCGTGTGTACCATTAGAAGAAGTATAAGCAGGTATGAAGTATGATAACAACAGTAGACGTAGAAACATCTTGGCAAGTAACAAGTACAGGTGGATATGATCCATCACCATTTCATCCTGATAATATATTAGTTAGTGTTGGTATAAATGATGAGTATTACTTTACAAATCATAGTGAAAGAATTGATAAAGGATGTTATCATAATATACAATCTGTGTTAGATAAAACAACTTTACTTATAGGTCACAATATAAAATTTGATTTAATGTGGTTATTAGAATCTGGATTTAAATATAGTGGTAAAGTTTATGATACTATGTTAGGAGAGTATATACTTAATAGGGGTATAAGAAAAAGTTTAACATTAGAAATGTCTTGCCGTAGAAGAAAGATTGGATCAAAAGATAATCGTATAAAAGAATATACAGATAGAGGTATACCATTTCAAAATATACCTGCAGATGTAGTTGAAGAGTATGGTAGAATAGATGTAGAAATAACTAGAAAATTATTTGATTCTCAAATGAGTGACCTAAAAATGGCTAAAAATAAGGGTTTATTGATGACTTTAAAGATGATGAATGAGTTTTTAGTTGTGCTATCTGATATGGAAAGAAATGGTATCAATATAAATTTAGAAGATTTAAATAATGTTGAAAAAGAATATAGAGCAGAGTTTGCATATCTAAAACAAAAAATAGATAAGATTGTATATAAACAAATGGGTGATACTAAAATTAATTTATCAAGCCCAGAACAATTATCTTGGTTAATATATTCTGCAAAACCAAAAGATAAAAAAGAATGGGCTAAAATATTTAATGTGGGCATAGATAAAAGCACAGGTAAAAATAAAAGAAGACCACAATATTCTAGACAACAGTTTAGAAATTTAGTTGCAGATAATACAGAGGTAATACATAGAACCGTAGCCGAACAATGTATTGGATGTCACGGTAAAGGTGTAATTAAAAAAATAAAAAAAGATGGTAGTCCATACAAAAATTATACTAAATGTTCTGAGTGTGATGGCGATGGGTATACATATACACCTATGGCAAAAATTGCAGGGTTTAGACAAAGACCCAGAAGCGTGTATGATGTAGCAGAGTCTGGATTTAGAACAGATAAGATTACATTAAATAAAATTGCAGCTGAAGCAGAGGGTGAGTTTAAAGAATTTATTGATGCAGTTGTAAGGCACAATGCTGTAGATACATACTTAAATACATTTGTAGAAGGATTAAAAAATTTTACAAATAATAAAGGATTCTTACATCCTAAGTTTATGCAAGCTGTAACTGCAACAGGTAGATTATCTAGTAGAGATCCAAACTTCCAAAACCAACCAAGAGGTAAAACATTTCCAATAAGAAAAGTTGTTACATCTAGATTTGAAAAAGGTAGTATACTTGAAATAGACTTTTCACAATTAGAATTTAGAACTGCAGTTTATCTAGCACAAGATAAACAAGGTATGGAAGATATAAAAAATAAAATAGATGTACACCAATACACTGCAGATATTATAGGTGTATCAAGACAAGATGCAAAGGCACATACATTTAAACCTTTGTATGGTGGTGTGACTGGTACAGAAGATGAGAAAAGATATTATACTAAATTTTTAGAAAAGTATAAAGATATAAAAGTTTGGCATGAGAAACTACAATCAGAGGCAATACGATTTAAACAGATAAGTTTACCAACTGGTAGGCAGTATGCTTTTCCATATGCAGAAAGAACACCTTGGGGTGGCTCTACATATGGCACACAAATAAAAAATTATCCTGTACAAGGTTTTGCAACAGCAGATATTGTACCACTAGCTTGTATAAATATATACAAACTAATGAAAGAACAAAAGGTAAAAAGTTTACTTGTAAACACAGTTCATGATTCTATCGTAGCTGATGTTTACCCTGGAGAAGAAGATGTGATGAGTAAAATATTTAAACAGGGCACAGCAGATGTAATACCTGCACTTAAACAGTATTACAAAATAGATTTTAATGTTCCACTTGACACGGAACTTAAAATAGGATATGATTGGTTAAATATGAAGGAGGTAAACTAATGCATATAGATAAATATAAAATATTTTCCACGGATTATACTTGGAAAAATGGTAAACAAAGTAAAAATACTTCAGTGCAACAAATGATGACATCTGATGAATGTATAATGGGTAGAACTTTTATACAATTATTATCTGATCTTGATCAAGCGTGGCATCAACATGGTTGTGGTAAAACTTGTAAAGTAGAAGTTACATTTGAACCATACGAATATAAGGATAATTAATATGACCAAAGAAATAGAAGCATTGGAAACAATGGACGAATATTCTGATGAGCAGTACTCTGCTTTCCTAGAATATACTGCATTAAAAGATCAATGTGTAATAACACCAACTACATTATACCTAGCTAATGACCATGAGTTTTTTTCAGAGTGGAAATACTTTGCACAATCTGATGGTCTAGATGTTAAGGTAATTAATGGGGAGACTAGAATATGTTAGAGTTAATTGAATATTTACCTGGTATTATATTTATATGGTTTTTATTAGGATTTTTAACAGATGAGTTATTTTAAAATAACACTTGACAAATTATTAAAAATGTGGTATAAGACAATAACTAAAATGGAGGACAAATGTCTGATAATAACTTAGTAAATATAAAAGGAATGTCTGATGAGCAAATTATGCAAGCAATTGGACAAGACGATGGTTCTAATCTAGGTAATAACATACCTAGATTAGCAATTAATCGTACACCAGAAGATGATGATGGTAATCAATTACCAGTTGGTCACTTCTATACTTACGATTCTAAGATCCT